TGTTGACGAACAGCCGACAATAGGGATTGTCATAACCGATAAAGACATGATGGAGTATTTGCAAAGTGACCCTGAAAAAGCAACAAAACTAAATGAAGAAATCAGGAAATGGGTGAAAAGACGTGGATCTAAATGATGACGAAAGGAATGGTCTGCAATGATTCTTAAAAAATTAATTATCCCGGTGAAGCCCCGGACAAAGAAGAATTCTTTGCAGATAATGAAGGCCGGGAACAAGCGTTGGATTGCTCCGTCAAAGGAGGCGATGGCGTTTGAAAGGCTGTGCGGTTGGTGGATAAGGCAGGAATGGAGAACAAAAATATCTGAGCCTGTCAACGTCAGGGTGAAATTTTTTGTTGAGAACAAGCGGAAAGTTGACCTTACCAATCTTTTGGAGGCCATTGACGATGTTCTTGTAAAATACGAAGTTGTGGCAGACGACAATGCGAACATCATCGCAGGCCATGATGGAAGCCGGGTGTATGTTGACCGTGTGAACCCAAGGCTGGAAGTAGAGATTGAGCCCATTTCTTTTGCGGACGAGAGGAACCATTGCTCCCCGGCAGAGGAGCCAAACTTTTTACGGTATTGAGGTAACGGACATGAAATATAAGTACAACGATTATGTGGAAGCCGTCAAAGCCTATCTCTTGAATTATGACGAATTCAGGGCTTATGTAAAAACGCTTGAAGACCAGATAGCCGAATATGAGCAACGATTGGCTTGCGAAGGACCGGTTGCCAAAACACCGGCGTATAGCCAAGCTCCCGGCGGCGGCAATCATCAAGGAAGTGCTCAGGAAAGCTACTGTATGCGCCGCGATTTTATGCGTTCTGAGATTGAAAGAATGCAAAAAGAGGTGAACGAAACACAGTCCGTCTTAGATCGGTTGAACTTAGCTATAAACCGGCTCAATGAAAACGACAAGAAAATCATCATGGAACACTGGATTGAAAAAACTTCTTGGGAAAGGACGGCAGAGCTGGTACACGCAAGCACTGGATATTGCAGGAACCGAAGCAAAAAAATTATTGTCAAATTGGCTGGAATCATGTTCGGCCCGCACGCCACACCGCTTAATCTGCGTATGATATTTTACAATGGACAGCAAGGGGGAATGCATAGCAATCCGTTGTTGCTCGCAAACACCGTTACAAAACTGAACAATATATGACACAACAAAGCAAAAGTGTAACAAATTTGAGCAGAAATGTGTATTGCGCAGTATTGCATTCATGGTTTATGATAAGACCGTGGGAGCGTGATGAGTTACCCAAAAAAACAAGACGGCGTCAACCGAAAGGCTGGCGTCGTTTTGCTTTTCAAAAAACAAGGAGGAAAAGTTTGTGGAGACCAAGACCGTAGAACTAAGCAGGCTAAATGTTGCAGAGTACAACCCTCGGCAAGACCTGCAGCCGGGAGATTCCCGGTATGAAGACATCAAAAAGAGCGTGGGGAGGTTTGGGCTTGTCGTTCCAATCATCGTAAACAAGAACGGCATGCGAATCATCAGCGGACACCAGCGGTACAAAATCCTGAAAGCGCAAGGCGTAAAGGAAGCAGAGGTTGTTATCGTTGAGCTTGATGAAGAAAAAGAAAAGCTGCTGAACCTTGCTCTGAACAAGATCCGTGGCCAATGGGACATGGCGAAACTGTCCGAGCTGCTGAATGAATTTGACGAGGAACAGTTATCCTTTACCGGGTTCTCAGCGGACGAAATAGAGGCCCTCACGGAAGAATACGATGAAGCACTTGAGGACGTTATTGGAGAATCTGCGCCGGAGGAAGAAGAAAAAGATGCGCAGGAAGACACCGAGAGTCCGCAGGAAGCAACGGAACAGGGTGTGCTTGTGTATTTATCCTTTGAGAAAAAAGAAGACGCTCTCGCATGGTTAGAGGCGCATAAAATCAAAAAGACATTCGGAGCCTCAAACAACATTAACATTAACGTAAAGGGTGGTGAATACGATGTTGACGGAGATTGAGTTAAGTAAAATGAATCCTGCGCCGTACAACCCGCGTATCACCCTGACGGAAGATATGCCGGAATACAAGGCGTTGAAATCAAGCCTTGAAAAATTTGGCGAAGTCGAACCCATTGTATGGAATAAACGCACCGGAAACATCGTTGGCGGCCATCAGAGATATAACGTCCTCGCGGCTATGGGCGTAAAAAAGGCCCTTGTTTCCGTGGTCGATTTGCCGGAAGAAGAAGAAAAGGTTCTCAATGTTGCCCTGAACAAGGTTAGCGGCGAATGGGACGAAGAAAAGCTCAAAGAAGTGCTGGAAAGCCTGAATGCGGAAGATATTAACGTAACAGGATTCAACATGGACGAAATCGCGCTTATTTTGGAAGACGATGGCGGCTTTGAAGATGTTTTGGAGGACACGCTGGAAGCAACGCAAACTCTCAACGAAGAAGCCGGACAGTATGGCATGAGTTATGTTATCACACTGCATTTTGAAGACGCAGACGCTGCGCGGGCGTGGGCCGAAAAAGAAAATATTGATATAAACCTGAAGCCCGGAACCACTACTACTGTTATCCGGGTGGAGGCTAAAGAATGATTACCGTTGTAATTGGTCAGTCCGGGGCAGGAAAGACCACATTCGTAAAAAACAATTTCCTTCAAGGGGAATGCAAAATTGTTGACGATATTGTTCCCTATACAACAAACGGGAAATATTGCGTTATTGGCAAGTATTTTGTTGGGAGACGCACCGAGGGGACCGATACACTAAGTTATTCAGCACAGGAAAAGATACGCAACCTCGTGCAAAAGCTGGTGAAAGAGGGCAAAGATATAGTCATGGAAGGCGACAGGATAAATAACCGGGCCACACTTGCTTATATTTCCATGCTGAAAGTGCCGGTGAAGATGTATCTTGTGACTTGTAGCTTGGAAACCTCAATCAAACGGCTGCGGGCCGCCGGGAGTAAAATCACGGAACCGTTCTTGAAAACAACACGGACAAAATCCCATAACAACTACGCCAAGTGGAATGCGCGCTTTGATGGGGAGGTCATCGTAACCGATGGACAAAATTGATTACCGGGAAAACCGCTGGGAGGGCTGCAAGGCTTATCATATAGCCGGAATGAAGATGGATGAAGTCGACCCGGCCTGCCCTATGCTGAAATACATAGCAGACCATCTAAAACTGACTATTGACCAGCGGTTTTGGCTTGCATGGCTGTATTCAACATGCTATTCTGCCCCAACGGCGTTTTACATGATAACCCACATTCCTACTTCCCGGACGCTTGACCCGGTGGAGATGAAGATATGGTGGGCGGCCCATAAAAAATACTTAGTATTTGAAAGCGACAGGCGTTATGTAAGGAACATGGACGAGTTCCCAAAAATGTTTGAAAGCTACAGAAGGTACACGGCTGTTGGCGAGTACAAGGCTTTTGCAAGGCAGAAAAAAGGTAGTCCCGGCGAAACCTATGAAGCGATCTACAAAGACGTTGAAAAGAAGCTTTATTTCTTTGGAAGATACAGTATTTTCATGTATCTTGAAACCATTTATAATCTGACGAAGTTCCCAATGATGGCAACCGGGCTGAACCTTCGGCAAGCAAGAACCAGCAGAAACGGGGTTTGCTTCGCGTTAGGCAAAGACCATTGGGCGCGAAAAGAAAAAGAGGCCGTCCGGCTAAATGCTGACCAATACAAGTATTTACAGTATCATCTGAAACGGTTATACAACGAATTAAAGTCAGAACACCCAGAAGTACCAACAACTTATTGGAACTTGGAAACATCTTTATGTGCTTATTACAAGCTTTTCAAACCAACGCGGTATGCCGGGTATTACATCGACCGGCAGATGACCGAGATTGAGAAAATGCAAAAGCTCGCACCGAAAGGAGCAGATTGGAGCCTGTTATGGAAATTCCGAAAAGAACATTTCAACCCAAAAGCCCTTGGCGAGGTAATGGGCTATAAAGGAATACGCAAGGAAAAGATGGACTACTTTCTGAAGACCGGGCAATATGTGGAGGAACCGATGCCGTCGGTTGATTATCAATGAAAATAAGAAAGTTTACCGGCTCAAAGGAAGATTGGCAGCTTCTTCACGATATTTGTTACGGCTGTGGGAGCGAAAGTGTTAAAAACACGTACCCTTACATCAGGGCTGCGCAATATTATGGCGGCTCCAAGTTTATATGCGATATATTTGACGAGACCGGATTCTTTTGCGGAATACGCAACACAGCCCATGTAAGGGTAATTGCTATTGCTGTATTAGAACACAGAAAGGGATTTGGCAGGAGAATACTCCGATATGAAATGAAAAAGGCGAGTGCCGCCGGAATACACGAAATCACATTACGGACGTCCCAAAAAGAACAGGGCGTCCGTTTTTGGTTGGCGGCGGGCGCAAGGTTTACCGGGAGGCATGACAAAGATTGGGTAATGAAAATACGATTTTGAAAAAGGACTACGCAAGCCCGCGCTGGAGTAACGAGCTGCTGGATTGTTCAATGCCAATGAGCTTTGATACTTACAGCAAGTGCGCTTACAACTGCCTGTACTGTTTTGCGTTCTTTCAAAAAGACCACAACGTAAAAGGCTATTCGGCGGGGAAAGGTCCAATATCCATTAGGAGCGTGGATCCGGCAAAGGTTATTGCCTTATTTGAAGGCGCGTTCAAAAACGACAGAACCGCAAGTAAGACCAACCAGCAATTTTATCCTTACATACAGGCCCGCCGCATAATGCAGTGGGGCGGCCTTGCGGACGAGTTTGACGAATGGGAACGCCGGTTTGGAATCACGCTTGAGCTTTTGAAATACTTTGATAAGATTGACTACCCGCTTTCCTTTAGTACAAAGGCGGCGTGGTGGACGCAGGACGAACGTTATATGAGCCTGTTTAAGAAGCATACTCACAACTGGCATGTAAAAATCAGCATCATTACGCCTGACGATGCAAAGGCCAAAAAAATGGAAATGGGTGTGCCCTCGTCAACGGAACGGCTGGCCGCAATAAAACGGCTGGCAGATATAGGAATACACGTTACGTTGCGTTTACGGCCTTTTATCATTGGCGTTTCGGAGGGCTGGCGTGAGCTTATTAGAAAAGCGCACGAGGCCGGGGCAGACAGTGTTACAACGGAATTCTTTTGTATGGAATCCCGCGCTGATGAAAAGCTGAAAAAACGTTACGCTGCCATGAGTAAAGTATGCGGCTTTGATATTTACAGCTTTTACATGAAGAACAGCAAGCAGAGCGGCTACAAAAGATTGAACCGGGGCCTGAAAGCTCCAATCATTCACAAAATGAGAGCGTATGCTCATAGCTTAGGAATGCGTTTCCATGTATCTGACGCATTCTGCCGGGAATGTAATGACGCTTGTAACTGCTGTGGTGTGCCGCCGGAATGGGGAGTAAGTCAGACCGGGAATATTGGTCAGGCCATTATCGTTGCAAGGGAAAAGGGCGTTGTAAAGTACAGCGATGTATATAAAGACGTGCCGAAGTACATGAATTTTTCGTGGGTGAGCGCAGCAAACTTTAATACCGGGAACAACCGAAACCGGGCCTTGCAGTATCAAACAACAATGGCAGAGTTTGTTCATAACAATTGGAACTCCGTTAAAAAGGCTACGTCACCGGCAAGAGGATATGGCGGGATATTGTTACCGGCAGGCCTTGACGAAAACGGCGATGTGATTTACAAATACAATCCTTTGGCGCGGAAGGAAACAAAGAAATGAGGGGAGGACGATGCGAAATGACCTGAAGCCGTGGAATAGACAACCCGGCGAAAGCGAACCAGCATACGCCGCTTTTCTCGCTTACCTGAGAATGAACAAAAATGGTGGTTTCAGAAACATTTCTGAGCTATCCAGAAACCTACCAAAAAATAGGCATTTATTAGGAAATTGGAAAAACAAGTGGAACTGGCAGGAACGCTGTGACGCATGGGATAAAGAAACACTTGAAGCCGAACGCCTTGAAATAGTCAAAGAACGGCAGAAAATGATTAAGAACCACAAGGCAATCGGCCATGCGTTACAGGGCACTGCGTTAGAGGCCCTGAAAGAATTTAACAAAAAGACCAAGAAAGGCATTTATTTCAAAGACATTGTTGCCGCGCTAAAGATTGGAGTAACCATTGAACAGCAGGCCGCCGACACCGAGTTGAGAATCCGCAGGCTTGAGCTGGAAAACGAAAAGCTCAAAGCAGAGAGTGAAAAACTCAGGGCAGAGATTCGCGCCGGTCAAGAGGACGAAGCGGGCATCACAATTATTGACGATATCCCGGAGGACGCTTGACATGGCAGTAAGATTAACAGAGTTGATTGCTCCATCGTTTTACAAAGTACACAACGCCATGAAGCGTCACGATTATACGCACTATTGGCTTAAAGGCGGGCGTGGTACTACCAAGTCCTCGTTTGCGGGTACGGAAGTGGTAAGGCTGCTGTTGAAAAACCCCAAGAGCCATGCCGTTGTATTGCGTAAAGTGGCAAATACGCTGCGAGGATCTGTTTATAATCAGATATCGTGGTCAATAGACAAAATGGGGGCTTCCGGGAAGTTTGTCTTCGGCAAAAGCCCTATGGAAATTATCTACCGACCAACCGGGCAGAAGATAATGTTTTTCGGCTGCGACGACCCAATGAAAATCAAGTCTATCAAGGTTCCTTTTGGCTACACCGGCATAGTGTGGTTTGAGGAACTTGACCAATTCTCCGGCATGGAAGAAATACGGAGCCTGAACCAATCGCTGCTTCGCGGTGGTGAGAAGTTTTGGGAAATCTGCACGTTCAACCCGCCGAAAAGCCGTGACAACTGGGTTAACAAAGAAGTGCTTTTTGATGATTCAGACAGGCTTGTTCATTCCTCAAATTATTTGGAAGTACCTACGAGCTGGCTTGGAAATCAGTTTTTGATTGAAGCTGAAAAAACCAAAAACAAAAACGAGATGGCGTACAGGAATGAATATCTTGGCGAAGTCACGGGTACAGGCGGTACCGTCTTTGAAAATGCTGAGGATATGCGCATGCCGGACGAAATGGTTCAAGAGTTTGACCATTTGCATCACGGCCTTGACTTTGGTTTTGCGATAGATCCACTGTCCTATGTGGGTATGCACTATGACGCAAAGCACGAAGATTTGTACATCTTTGATGAATACTACAAGCAGAAAGTGTCAAATAAAAAGGCAGCGGCAATTCTTCAAAAGAGAGCAGGAGCCCGGAGAATCATCGCAGACAGCGCAGAGCCAAAGTCAATCAGTGAGATACGCAGTTACGGCTTAAATATCTATGGAGCTACCAAAGGCCCGGACAGCGTTGAATTTGGAATTAAATGGCTCCAAGACAGGGCGCATATTTTTATAGACAAGAAGCGTTGCCCAAATACATACCGGGAGTTTGTTTCCTATGAGTATGAAATGAACAAGCAAGGAGAGTTTATAAGCGCATACCCTGATAAGAACAACCATTCCATTGACGCTGTGCGGTACGGCATGAATGATGAAATCAGAAGCCATTACGAGGCCAGCGGTTATTTTGCAAATATCAATATTTAAGGTGGTAAACATGAACGAGCTGGAAAGAGTTATAAGCAAAGACAACAAAAACATCAGGCTTGTGAGAGATGCTTTTTATGGCAGCGGCGGCTTTAACGATGGGAGTTACCTGTTTAAATATGACCGCGAAACAAACGAGAATTTCAATACCCGCAGGAATTTGGCCTATTATTTCAATTACACAAAACCGATTGTGGAGGGCGCAGTCGACCCTGTGTTCCGTGAATATCCTACGCGTGTCGCGGAACATGAAGATGAACGCTGGGACCAATTTCTGATTGACGTAGACGGGAAAGGAACTCCGATTGATGAATTTATGGCCGGGGCCGCTCTGGAAGCAAAGCTTGACGGGAGCGTGTTCATTGTTATAGACAACGCAACGGAAAGTACGGCGAATACCATTGAAGAATCTATTGAAAGACGCGAGTTCCCGTATCTTTACATGCTTTATGGCAGCGATGTAACAAACTATGTTCTGGACAGATACGGAAGGCTTGTACTGATTGAGTACGTTATAAAGTTTGATACTGTTGAGGAAGGGAAAAAGAAAACCGTTGCCGAGAAGTGGAAATGGACGGAGAAAGATTGGACGGTAACAAGAAACGGAGTTGAAAATACAGGCCCAAACAACATTGGAATTGTTCCTATTGTTCCTCTTGTCGGCGCGAATGTTGATAAACAATCTATTGACCCGTTGCGTCCGGCTTCGGATTTTATTCAGATTGCAAAAGCAAATATGGCTATCTTCAATGCCTGCAGTGAATTACGGCAACGTAATAGATCGCAGGCATTTTCTATGTTGACATACCCAGTGCCTGAAGATGAAAACCCTGATAACTACAAGCAGTTTGTTATTGGTACGAGTAACGCGCTGTTGTATAAGGGCGGCACAGCTCCTTCATGGATAACTCCTGACCAAGCACCATCTGACATGTTAAAAAACGAGATTGATATGCTGGTTGAGGGCATATACAGAATGGCAGAGCGCGCCAGCGTAACCGGGGTTCAGACACAGACAAGCGGTATTGCGAAAGAGTGGGACAACTTCACGCGAATGCAATCTATATCAGCATTTTCAAAAGTATGCCAAATGGCAGAACAGAAAATTGCTGATATTTTTGGCCTTTATATTCAAAAAGAACTTGACGTGAGTGTTGTTTACGCCAAAGACTTCGGTATTACCGACACAAAAGCAGAGCTTGACAAGATAACGGCTGCGCTTGAAATAGGCATTGGCGGGAAGTTTGACACGGAAGCAAAGAAAGATGTTGCGAGACTTGTGATGAAAGACCGTGATGATGAAGATATCAAGGCCATAGTTGACGACATCGAGAAACGCGCGGAAGACATGGATTATGCTGAATAATGAAACAGGACGAATTTACAAAAAGCCTCAAAAAGATTTTAGGCCAATATGGTACAGAGTACCGGGAGATTACAGGTAAGCTAACGCGGAAGATATTTGAGTATATGCAAGCCGGAGACAGCGTGGCGAAGGCTTACAAAAAGGCCATAAAGGAAATACCCTTTGGGACTCTCAACTCCTCTGCTATTGAAAACGCTGTTTATGAAGCGGCCCTGAAAGGATATGGCATTACCGCACCTGACGTTTTTGCCGGTGTTGAGGGAGAGGGCGTCCTGCGCCACAGCCTTATGGAAGTTGCATGGAACAAGGACGGAATGAACCTGTCAACCCGGCTTCATGGCGTTAACAATGTTCTTCACAACAACATAAGGAATACTGTTCAACGTTCTTTGAATGCTTATAAGACAATCCAGCAGACCGCTAAGGCGTTATATGATGGATACGGCAACCCGGAAGATGTTTTGAACGAAGCAGAGCTGCCAAAATACATTGAGAAAATCAAAACCCTTACTACAAGGCTTTATTCAGGAGATGCTAAGGCTGCAAGAGAATCAAAAATATATAAGGCGGCTGTTCACGATCTAAACAAGTTAAAGACACCGGGGTTGCGGGCCGCTTATAACGATGCCGTGGAATCTTCCACTAACGACAGCAAAAGTGCAATAAGAAAAGCCCGGAAAATGACAAAACTTGGCGCGAGCAAAGAAGAAATCAACAATATGCTTGCGGATGAAAGAAAAAAAGCACTGGAAAAGGCACTGGACGTTGCGGCGCAGGAAAAGACACGTTATTACGCAGAACGCATTGCCCGGACGGAATCGGCAAGGGCCTACTACGAGGGCCAGCTCGCTCAGGTTATGAACGATGACGATGTTTTCGGATTCCAGTGGAGATTGTCGTCAGCACACGTTCACGACAAAAGCGATTGTGATTGCTATGATTATTCTGAAATGGACGTTGGCTACGGCAAGGGAATATTTCCAAAACACGATGTTCCTGAACTTCCGGCTCACCCAAACTGTATGTGCCATCTGAAAGAAGTTTTTGTGTGGCAAGTCAAAAAGACCAATGGTAAAGACAAGCTTCCTGAGCAAAAAAGGGGGAAGAACCGTGTGGAGGAAGCGGCAGAAGAAATGCAAACGTAGGCCTGAACAGTAACCTTTAAATTTTGACATTTTTTAAAGTTATATTAAAAACACCTTTATTTGATAAAGGTGTTTTTCTTTTGCGCGAAAGTAGGTGGTTATGTTGTGTTACTGTGGGCTGTAGAGGACAGCCGTTATCAATACCAAAATCAAAGAAAGGACAAGTTATATGACAATTCAGGAAGTAATTGCATGGGTTCAGAAACAGCAGGGCGGGCAGAACTATGTTGATGCCTTAAATGCTCATCTGAACAGTCTCGCCAACGCTTCTAAGGCTGACAAGGATACTATCAAGAAGCTTCAGGACGAGGCAAAGGAGAACAAAAATAAGCTGGATTCTGCCAACAGTAAGGTAGAAAAATTTGCAGACGCGCTTGGCGTAAGCGAAGATTCCGAAAAGCTTGATGAGGACATTGAAGCGGCGTTAAAAGCCAAAGGCGTAAATGGAGACCCGGCATTACAACGCAAGGTAGACCGTCTGACAAAGCAGCTCAACGACACAAAGAACAGCCTGACGGAACAGTTGAACGCCGAACGCGGGAAACGCCACGACTCTATGATTAAAAACGCTTTGCTGTCTGAACTTACGGCACAGAACGCTGTGGATCCTAACACTCTCGTTGATATGTTCCGTGGAAGCGTCAAAGTTGGAGAAGACGATAGCATGACGTTTGGTGACAAGTCTGTAAAAGACGGCGTGGCTGAATGGTTAAAAGCTCACCCGGCCTTTGTAAGTAACAGACAAAAAGGCGGTGCTGGCGGTAACGGCGGCGCAGGCGGTGGTGGCGGCAACGAAATTCTCGAGGCCGCTAAATCAATGGGCAAGGCTGCGGCTGGCAATAAACAAGATGCGGCTGCAATGTATTTTAAATAAAAACGGAGGTAAAAGAACATGAATTTTGATGTAAAAACTGTGAATCCCGGCAAAGACATTCTCTACACGCTGGATGACTATTCAGCAATTACTGTCAACGTGGCTTCTGCAGGTATTGTGGCTGGGGCTGACGGGAAAAAGATTGTTCCGGCTGGTACCGTTATCGGCGGTGTGCTGGAAGACATGACGCAGGCCGCTGTTCCGGCTGAAGGCGGCTCCGGCGAAGGTGCTGTCGCCGCAGAGGGCATTCTTCTGCATGATGTTGACGTAACCAGCGGTAACGCACTTGGCACTATGGTTGTGCGCGGCATTATCGACGGCAAGAAGCTGCCGGAAGCTATCACCGCAAACCAGAAAGCCACTCTGCCTATGATTGTAGTTGTTGGCTCGCCTGAGTAATTGTAAATGGAGGTAATTTGATATGGCTACTCTTTCAGAATTATTTGCTGCTTCTGTAATTGCTGCTTACTACACCGAAGCTGGCAGCAACCGTACTCCTTATTTGGGCGAGGCCCTGTTCCCCGCAAAAAAGAAGAACGGTCTTGGCCTGCGCTGGATTAAGTCTCACTCCGGCCTGCCTGTTTCTCTGACGGTTTCTGAATTCGATTCCAAAACCGTTATTCGTTCCCGTGAAGGATTTGATGTTACCGAAACTCAGATGCCTTTCTTCCGTGAAGGTATCAGCATTCGCGAAGCTGACCGCCAGGAACTGTTGAAAGCTATGGACTTGGGCAACACTTACCTGAACTCCGTGCTGTCTAAACTGTATGACGACGCAGCAAACCTGATTGCTGGCGCGAATGTTGTTAACGAACGCATGCGTATGCAGCTGCTGTCTACTGGCACGATTGCGCTGGTTGACCGCAAGGGCGGCGCAATCAATTATAACTATCAGTTTAACGCCAACCACAAAGTGACGCTGACCGGCACCAATAAATGGAGCGACCCGGACGCGCCTGTTAACAGTCAGATTGAAAGCTGGATTGACACCATTCAGAGCGACACCGGCGAACGTCCTACCCGCGCAATTCTGACAACCACTACTTTGAATTATCTGAAGCAGAACAAGGAAGTGCTGGCAGAGCTGAAGCCGCTTGTAGCTGTTCAGGCTGCTCCGATTCGCACTGACAGCATTATCAATTGGCTGGGCGAAGCATTCCAGCTTGAAGTTGCTGTTTACAACAAGATGTACGCCAACGAAGTCGGCGGCGCAGGCACGAAATTCTTCCCGGACAACGTATTCACCCTGATTCCTGCTGGCGACTTAGGCAATCAGTGGTTCGGCACCACGCCGGAAGAAGCTGACCTGATGGCAAGCCGCAACGCTAATGTTGAGATCGTTGACACCGGCGTAGCCGTAACCACTTTTGAAACCGCAGACCCGGTTAACGTAAATACCAAAGTTTCTGAAATTTCCCTGCCTTCCTTCGAGGCTTCTGACAAGGTATTTATTGCAACTGTTGCGTAACTCAATATCTAACAAATACCGCCTCGTTATGGGGCGGTATTTTCTTTGGTGAATTATGAACGCAGAACAGATTCTAAACAAATACTTACGGCAAGCGGTAAGAGGAGCGGCCAACGAAGTTGCGGAGCAGGCAAGAACGGAACACGGGTTTACTTCCCGCACCGGGAACTTGGAACGCTCAATCAAATACGTTCTCTCGCAAGACGGCATGAAAGCTTGGGTAACGATTGATAGAACAACGGCTCCTTATGGGGCTTATGTTCACAGCGGACACAAAGCTTTTACGCTGGTTCCCCGGCATAAAAAAGCCTTGCGCTGGGTAGAGGGCAACGAGTTTGTGTTCGCAAAAAGGGTACAAATCCCGGCATACAAGGGAGACCCGTTTTTGTTCAATGCGCTGGACTCAAAAGAAAAAGAAGTGGTCAACATCTTTGAGAACCGCGTGGAAACCGCATTGGAAGAAATCGCAAAGGGGTTATGATTGTGGAATTTATCACATTGGAAGATGTAACAGACGAGATTGTGGAATGTACAGTGTCCGATGTTGCTGACGCTAACGATTATCTGCTAAACGTGGCAAAACGGTTTGGCGTTAACGAGGCAAGGATAAAACAGCCGCCGGTTTACTCTGTTAAGCGGCTTGGAGTTGTCTATGCCTTGTATATCTGCTGTGTTCGTAATATCGGCAAGGATAATATTGTGGCCCTTGATACGGAAAGCACTCGCGTTGATATATACGCGCAGAAAGCCAAATTTTTCAAAGCAGAGCTTGACAAGTTGGAAAAAACACTTTCCGCTTCGGATTTTATCGACAAACAAAGCGGATATGGGAGCGGCTTTTCTGTGCCGGTATGGAGGGGATAATGAGTGTCAAGGAAAGACGTAAAGAGGTCGAAAACGCAATTATGACAATGCTGGAAGATAATTTCCCGGAAATCTCGTGGACAAAGATTTTCACAGGCTTCCAGCGAGAAAAGGGCATTTCCGGCTCTTTGATCAACAACAAAACAGATTTTGATTACGACAGCAAAAATCAACTAAGGGCAACAGCCGTCTATACCGTTATTATCGCAGACCCAAACAATACCGACACAGTAGATACAATCGCTGATGAGGTTTTTGAACTGCTTGACGATGACGATCTAAATGGTACTGCCACAATTGGCGAAGTAAAAACCATTGTTTATGCAGCCGCTCCAAACAAGGCTAATGCTGGGGCGGCTCTACTTATTTACGAAGTGCAATATTATGTGTAAAGGAGAGGTAATAAATGGCTAAAGTACGTGCTACGCGCTCAGTTACCGTTGACAAATTGGTTGGTAAGAACGTGCTTGTTTATATCAATTTTGGCGAAGATGCCACCGAAGCCGCACCGAAATGGACTTTGATTGGTGGTCAGCGTTCTGCTTCTCTTTCCATGACAGCAGACGATATTGACGCATCTAACAAAGCAAGCGGCGGCTGGGGCGAAACTTACCCCGGCACGAAAAGTACTGAATTGTCTATGGACGGCATCATCAACACTAACGATGATGGTTACGCCGCCTTGAAAGACGCTTTCGTTAAAGGCGAAGCGGTTGAC